TTCATATCATTTATATCTTTGTCCTTTATCTCAAAGAAATCAATATCACTTAACTCATTGTATGCATTGAAGAATGTCTTTGATGTTCCTTCATATCTACGCTTGATAAGTTTCTCAATTCTTGCATCCTCAACGATGTTGATAAACGAATGAGATAGAACTCTATCCTTTGTCCAATCAAAATCAGGTGTGTAAAGAGCGTGTCCAACCTCATGGCATACAAGCATATCAAATATACCTTCGCTTGCTTTCTCCCAGTTAGGAAGCGTTAGAACACGACTGTGAACATCGAACTGTGCAGTCTCTACATTCTTGTGCTCAACTAC